CCTGCTTAAAATCTCCCAATTCCCCATGTATTTCTAACCAATCTTTAATGGTTGTAGAAAACAATTCAGAATAAGTGTTTCGTGCCGCAATAATTCTGGACAATCGAACGTTATAATTCTTGTGATCTCTTTCTTTTACAGGCTCTTGCTCACACATTAAGTCAAATAATTTTAAAATGCACTGAACAGTCTTTCCAGATCCAAGCGGCCCCATTATAAATGAGTTACGCGCCCTACAATCAGAAAAATCCTGTAGCACTTGCCCTTGTGCCATTAGGCTATATTCTATTTGCATGGGTTCCACTTGATTTTGTCATAGTTAGAGGCGTAGGCTTCACGGGTACGCTTGTTTGATTTCCTAGCGTGATCCCCTTTTCCACCACTCTTCTCAGGAAAGTGCCTGTCTCTTGTTTCTTTGTCCAAGGTTTTTAACAGATCTTGTGCCACAATTAACTCCTACAGATGCAAGGCTCCTCCAAACAATCGCAGTAGCTAATCATTCGTTGAGAAACTAAATAAAGAACTTCTTTCATAGCATACTGATCTTTATCCATTAATGCCATTGCAAATTCTTCAATCAATTCGTGGTCTATCTCATTAATGGCTTCGTCAGTATCAATCTTTATCATTGTCTAACCAATCCTTTAGAATCATATGTTTTGCAAGCTCAATATAAAACAGCTCTCTTTCATCCTCTAAAGTACTTCCTACTTCAACCCCATGCTCACCTATACTTATTAAAATAAACTCCTTAGAAAGCCTTATATTAGCTTCTATGGCGTCTTCTATGTCTGGGCGTATCTTAGTTATTTTTCCCATACCAATCTAATTTTTTTTCGAGCAAGTGATTATTAACCATATCATGCCGCTCTCCGGAAGGGGGGGTGCATTTTATCCACAGGTTATACATCTTTTTTCCACAGGGTTATGCACAGGGTTATCCACAGCTTATGCACTGTCTTATGCACAGGTTATCCTTTGTCATATCTCTTGCGCTGTATGCTTACCACTAGGCTATTGTCGTTTGTCTGTTCAATACTCTTAAGAGCAGGGGTGATGTACTTAGCCACTCTGTCTAGTGCTTGGACTGCGGCTGTATGATCTTCAACCTCTCCTGATTCTTTAGCTATTGCCTGTATATCTATAGCACTACAGGCCATACTAAACACAACGTCGAAGTCATCACCATAGATAGCCTTTAAACGTGCATTAAGAGCCTTTTCCATAGCTTTTTTAGGTTTATTAGGTGAGCCTTTAGGTCTACCCATGTTTTTTAATCCTAAGTTGTTGATTTTGTTGAGGCTTAATACTTGAAGCTCTAGAGGATTATACCATAATATGACCATAAATAGAGTATTGGTCGCACATAGTTTACTTTTGTATGCCTATATACAGGAGAATGGCACTTCAACTTAATAATGACTTAGAGGTCAACCAATATGAAAGACGCAAAAATAGAGGCAATCGTTAAAGAGATTACGGACAAGGTAGTTGCTAACCTAGAGAGCTTACCTAGCGACGCTAAATGGTCTAAGCCATGGAGCAGTAACGGACAAGCATTCGGGGCGCATCATAACCCTATCACTGGGACGTTATACAGTGGGTTCAACTGGTTTATCACTAATATGTCAGGGTATGACTGTAACCAGTGGGTGACGTTTAATCAGTTAGTAACCAAATTCGGTAAAGACGCGGCTTGTAAGTATGTGAAAGGCAATAAGACAACCGGAATCATACACTTCAAAATGCTTAAGGATTCACGCGATAGTTCAGGCAAAACGCTTTATCCTAAATTGAGCCAATACAGAGTGTTTAATGTATCCCAGTTGAACGACTTTGACCTATCACATTTTGGCGGTGAATCATCCGTTACCGATGCCCCAATTATACCAGAAAATGGCGTAAATTGCATGGCTAACCAGTTAGGTGTAGACCTTAGATATACCGGAAATAGAGCTTGTTTTATCCCTTCACAGGATCAAATACATATGCCCACCGTGGAATCGTTTATTGATGGCGGTACTAGCCGCGAACACCATGATTCAACCTTATTGCATGAAATAACGCACTGGACGGGGCACAAGTCGCGCCTTGATCGTAACCTGAAAAATGGTTTTGGTTCTAAGGATTACGCTTTTGAGGAATTAGTTGCGGAATTGGGTTCAGCTATGGCGGGGTCTATTATGGGCCTGCCATACGAAGGGTTACAGCATGCCGAATATATCCAGAATTGGATCGAAGTACTTAAGAATGATCCTACCGCGCTATATGAGGCTAGCAAGCTTGCAAACAAAGCTGTCAGGTACATGGTGGAGAATAGCAAGGAAGCGGCTGACAAAGTAGCGGCTTAGTTTATAGCCTGTAGCCTGCCAAGTCCGGCAGGTTATGGGGTGCAAATTATGCGCCATAACTAGAGGATAAAATTATGTTGTATATATTACAAACAAGCGAGCATGACTACTCCAATGGCGGGGTAGAGTTTACATGCTTAGATAAAGCTGAAAGGGCGTATTTTGACGCGCATTTTCGTTGTCCTAAAGTCGGGGGGTTTGCTAGCTTGATTGAAGTTTATCCTACCGATAAAACTGCTGTAGGGTATGCTCAAAAAACGATACGCCAATACCAAACCGGAATCTATAAATAACTAGAGGAAATTCAAATGATTAAATTACATCCTGATACATGCTTAGAAATAGCGGAAACAATTAATACTATTGATGTCGCCATCCTTTGCGCAAAATCAAACGACGAGAAACACAACGAACCGGATTGCATTTTAGACTTCAGAGAAATACACGGTAACTGGAAATTCTGGTGGCATGAACGAGCTAAAGCGGTTGTTTTACTGGCTGATGTCTATGGCATTAAACTGCCTGCCTATGAGCGTGCATGCGCCCTTATAAAAGATCCTGATTACACCAATGCAGTTTTGGTTTTAGAGCATGAAAAACGAATAGAGGAGGTTTAAAATGCGTACACAACCTGAACGATTATTAGCACACCTGCGAAAAGGCCACACCGTTAACAGGCTCAGTTGCTTTAAAGAGCTTGGAATATTTGAGCTATCAGCAAGGATCTGCGACCTTGAAAAACAAGGCCACGAAATTGACAAACGCAGAGTAAACGGTGTCAATCAATGGGGTAAATTTAGCTTTGTTCAATACAGGCTAAATAAACATATTTAATTATCCTGCCAAGCCCTCAGAAATGGGGGCTTTTTTATTTTCCGTAATATTTGTTTCTTAAGTAATTTATAGACACTGGCATTTCATCAAACCCGCCATTTCTTACTTCGTTTAGCATCCAAATTCCGCGCCATGATCCATTGGTTTGAGGCGTTAAATAATCTTCGTCATGTTGATAATATATTCCAGAAAATAAGCCCGTTAAATTAACCCCGTCTGCCCGTCTTGCAAACGCTATTGACCTGTCCTGAACGTGGCCCATAACTGCTGACATGTGCCGTTTGTTTAATAAAGCTTGCGCACTTGCCACTGGTCTGCCCATAACTCCGGAGGTGAAGAAATGAGAGTATGCTATGCCATCAACAACAACTACTTCTAGGTAGTCGTAAACTTCAAAACCAAACGACTCAAGTTGCAAGTCCTTATAACCAATTAAACCTTCAAGTTTTGCATCTGATTCAATAGCGCGTTCTATTCTGTTTTCATGGTTTCCAAGTGTATATACTAATCTAGGATTCCACCGTTTGTGTTTGTTCTTGATAAGGCGATTTTGTTCTTCTTGAATTGGTTGCATAAATACTTGCATGGCCGCAATCCCTGCCACAATGTCGTCTTTGTATCTTCGGCCCTCAAATGATCTTTTACCTACGTCCCAAGATGATAAGCTAGGCATATCAAAATGATCGCCAATATGTACTATAACGTCAGGCTTTTTCTCAGCCGCATACATACCCGCCCATCTTAAATGTTCAGTGGGTGAGTTTGGTTTTACTTGAGTGTCCGGTATAATCAAATGTTTCATCTATTTCTTCCTCATAATCTATGTCAATTATTGCCTGCAAAAAATCCATGACTGCAACGGCATCATTTATACAAAAGTCGGGAGAAAGAAGTAGTTGTATGGTGCGGGTTGTGATCCCGAATGATTCATCTATAGTTTTCATAAATGAGGGGCGCGTTGGGGACGGTGCGCCAAGCCGTACTTAGAGGTTCTTTTAAAACGGTATATCATCGTCCGAAAGCTCTTCTTGTTCTTGTTCTGGCTCTGGTTTCGGGCTGTTATGCTTAATGCTAATAACATTTTTTGGTTCTGACTCCGATTCTTGATATATAAGTCTAACATTACCAAGGATAGGAAGTCTAACGTTGTCCTCTCTTTCCTCTTTTGATAGAGATTGAGTGATAAAACCATTATTTCCGTACTGATCTTCACCCTCTACGTCGACAAAAGTAGTTAAGTCAAGGTAAGTACCCTTGGCACCAGTGTACAGTCGCGACTTATCAATTTTTGTTACGTCAAGATTTAAAGTAATACCTATTTTTTTCATTTTTGAGTTCCTTTATAATTAATTATTTCATCATGGGCTTTGACAATTTCTGCCTTTAATTTACCCGCGTATTCTTCATCAAGTTTTATCAAGATACAAACTGGCGGTATCAATTCAGAGTAAGCAAACAGATACCATTCGGTTCTGCCTGTTACCATCATGCATCCAGTTACTTGTTGTATATATTTTGAAACTAAGGTTTTAGGGTTTCTCTCATAACCTAGCATAACACTGTCAGTTGGGCATTTTATTTCTACTCCAGAATTGTCGTTAATCAAACCATCTGGAGAACACCCATATTCTTTGCTGTCATGCAAAATAAACCCTGTTTCAATTACTTCTAGTTCGTGCATAAATTCAAAACACTTTCTAGCTTCTGGCTCCATATTAATACCGTGTTGCATTGCGGCAGTAGTCATTGATTCTGGGTATGCATTATAATATTTCCCTAAAATAACTTCTGATATAAGCCCCTGCGCTTGCGAACTGGGTTTCCCTGTACTGGTTATCAGCTTATGAAAACTGGACGCTGACAAGACGCCCTTTCTAGCTTCCCTCCATTCTGGTGTCCCTTGCTTATGATCTAAAATAATCATTTTTTCGGGGAATTTACTTTGTAGTTCAGCATTCCAATTGCTTTACCGTATTGCGTGGCTTTTAAATCCTCAAGTGCAGAAACATTAAATGCTTCTAAAAACCTGTTAAGGTTGGACGAAGTTTGAATTATCAAATCATTAATTTCTTTTTGCTGATTTTCAGTTATAACGGCATTAGCTACTGCGGGATTTATGTCTTCGCCCATGTATAAATGGAGTCCTAGCCCATGCATGGCAATTGCTTTAACTAAGCACCTAACTCTGGCATCCGAAATGTCCCTAGACGTTGGGTTTTTAATTGCATTGTTTCGATTGTCCATTACACTCAGCCACATAGTATGCTGAATTTCTTTTACTTTAACTGTAACAGTGACTTCAGCGGTTTCACCAAAATAAGTTACGCCTCCATACCAATAAGTTGAGTCAGGAAACTTGTCCATCAATTTAGACCAAGCCCAAGCCCACGATAAATAAGACAAATTGCCTTTTTTTTCAATTTGCGCAGAAACATCAACCTGCGATAAAATTTGCCATGTATTATTCATTTTGCTTTTCCTTTTTTATCTATCACTAACTTTCTAAGACCTAGCCTTTCAGTTATCAAGCTGTATCTTATAACTAAGTCCCTGCGAGTTTTAGGTGGTTTTCTTAAAATAATATCAAGATGCTCAATTCTATCCAAAATACTCTGATGTCTATTGTTCCAAGATTCATCAGTATTGAAGGTAAGGGGTATCATATAATCCATCTTAAACCTCTATCTTAAATGGGATGCTACAATCTTGAACATCGGCAGAAGCAATAATTGCATCACCTAAATAGCGGGTCACTGCCCTATGTATTTTTTTGTTGTAATTACCTGAAAAAGACAAATTGGTTATTTCTCCATTTTCAACACTATAAGAAGCTACAAATTTAGCACTCCTGTCTAAGCGTATTTTAGAAATATAAGAACCAAACTTTATATCTTTAGATAGAGAAGGGCATACCTTAACAACCTTTTCAACAATAGGCGGTGCAATAGGTATTTCAGTAGGTATTACAGTAGGTATTAATTTAATTACTGGGGTTATTTGTTTCTCAGGCTGTACGATGTTTCTTATAATTTGCGGAACTGGTTTAGTTAAAGCTATTTTTTTAACCTCTTCTAATAACAATTCTGCTTCGCCTTGGCCATATTTAACGTCTTTTAACTGCTGAATAAGCATTGAATCAATAGTAGATAAGTCACTTAACAAACTGCTTGTTTCTTTTAACTGCTCAAGCGTAATTGTTATGCCTGCTTCATTATATTTAAGCATTGATTGAACTGATTTATAATCTTCCGCTAAAGAACTAACATTAATTGCTAAATCTTTTTGGTCAGTTTTGATTTTAGAAAACTCTTCCTTAAAATACTGAGTTCTCATTGAATCACGATCTACGGTGTACGCCCATAGCGCAGTAATAGAAATTACTAGTAATAAAGAGACTACATTTTGAAATTTAAACATACTTTACTCCGTTTCTAAGTTGGGATCTTTCTGTTCACTGGCATATTGTTGTGCATAGCCAGAATCGTAATCGTCGGACTCAAACTGCTTGTGTTGATAGCCCATAAGACAATCATACTCGCCTCTTTCAAAATCGGTAAAAGAGTTGTGACTATATTCAGCCATTTGGTCACGTTCATGGTTGGGATGGCAGATTTTAAATATACTTCTATCAAAATCATCTTGATCGTCTGGGCATTGAATTGGATTGTCGCACATAACATATTCCTCTAAGGTTAACCCCAAGTACAAAGTGCAAAAATGGCATAGGCACTTGGGTTTGAATTGTTAAGATAGCACCATCTTTACACATGTGCAAGTTTATTGTTGACTGAGCCTTTCAGTATGCTAGTATGTAATCTCAACTACAGAGGATACAAAAATGGATATTAAGAGAAGTATTAAGTTTTTTATGTTTTTTCACGATTTAACTCAGCAAGGGTTGGCTAGAGCGTCAGGTTGTAGTGAAACCAACATCCATAGGTGGATTAATGGCAAAAGTGAGCCGTCGTTATATATGCTAGAGCGACTTGCTCATTGTTGTGGCGTTTCGGTTAGCAATTTTATCGCGCAAGGCGAAACTGAGCCAGAAGAGATTGCTAATATATCTCGTCCTGTACTTACTATACGCAATGACTGATTCCCCTGCCTATTATGCTGTTATACCTGCAAGCGTCAGGTATGACAGTAGGCTTAAACCAAACGCTAAGTTACTTTATGGAGAGATTACCGCGTTGTGCAACAAAGAGGGATATTGTTGGGCGCAAAACAAGTATTTTTCTAGCCTGTATTCCGTTACTAAAACCACTATTAGTGATTGGGTCAAGAACCTTAAGGACTGCGGCTATATTGAGGTACAGATTAATTACAGAGAGGGTAGCAAGGAAATAGTTAATAGGTATATAAGATTATCAGAAGGGGCTACCCAAGAAATTCAGAATACCCCTCCCCAGAAAATTCAGAAAGATAATACTACAAAACCTAATACTACAATTACTACTACATTAAATAACAATCACTTTGAGTATTTCTGGATGGTTTACCCTAGAAGAGTAGGTAAATCAGAAGCTAGAAAAGCTTGGGGAAAGAAGGTTCTTAATGAAGATGTTGTCAAGGCTATTGCTGTTAACATTGAGCAAAGAGTATTGCAAGGTGAATGGTCTGATGTTAAGTTTATCCCCTATCCATCAACCTACCTAAATCAAGAGCGGTGGAAAGATGATTTACAAGTGAATGCTCAGAACAGGATGCCTCAAAAACCCAAAGAAGACAGGAGGCTTAGAGACATTCCAATTGACGAGCAATTAGCAGATACAAGTTGG